TTTCAAGTATAATAATAATGAGATATTATGTGGTGGACTTCGAGGAAGGATGCCATGGAATAGGAGGAATAATAATGGGTGAAGAAAGAATAGAATTTACACCAGAACAACAAGCATATGTAGATGCTTTAATTGCAGAAAAAACTAAAGGATTGTTTACAAAAGAAGATTTAGAAAGAGAGATAACTAGAGAAGTTGACAGACGAGTTGAGAGTGGTATTAAAAAAGGAATTGAAACTCACAAGGCTAAATGGGAAGAAGAATTTAGAAAGCAATCCGAATTAACAGCAGAGGAATTAGCAGAGCAACAATTAAAAGATAAATTGAAAGAACTTGAAGGTAGAGAAAGAGAATTAGCTTTGAGAGCAAACACCTTAGATGCTAAATCAATGTTGGCTAATGCTGGGATTCCAAAGGAACATTATGAGAAGTTCGTTGGAATGTTAGTCGATGGGGATGAGGAACGTACTAAGGAAAATGTTCAAAACTTCATAGATGCTTTCAATGAAACCAAAGTGGGTATTGAAAAAAGTTTACAAGAAAAATACTCTAATGTACCTTCTCCGAAAGGTGGAAGTTCAGATGGAGGAATTAAAACTAAAGCTGAGTTCAATAAATTATCCTACGAAGAAAAACTAAAATTTAAAGAAGAAAATCCAGAACTATTTAAACAATTTGTTGGATAAAAAAAAATAATGAGGTGAATGTAAATGACTGTAGGTAGATATTTAGATTTTCCTTTTGATAAGGAAGTATTTAATTATTCATGGAAAAATACTCCAGACTTATTCCTAGATAATATTCTAGCAAGTGGGGCAGTACAAAGAGATAGTGAAATAGCTAGATTAATTGCTAACGGTTCTAACTCCTATGTTGTACCATACTACAACAATCTTGGTGGAGATGAACAGTTATACGATGGAGTTACAGACTTCACATATGATAGCATTACTGGTGGACACTATAAGGGTGTTGTATATGGAAGAATGAAGGCTTGGGATGCAATATCATTTATTAAAGATTTCAATAGTGGAGCAGACCCAATGGGACAAATCGTTCAAGGGGTAGCAACTTATTGGCAAAAGAAAAGACAAGAACGTCTTGTCAAGTTACTTGAAACAATATTTAACATTACTGATACTGATTTTGCAAATCATACATTAGATATAGCAACTACAACTGGAACTGTTGGTGAAGAAAACATTATTGGTGCTACTACTATTGGAGATGCGATTGTAAAAGCTAACGGTGATAATGCCAGTGGATATTCATTAGCAATTATGCACTCTAAAGTTGCTCAAGACTTGGCTAACTTACAATTACTAGAGTTCTCTAAGTATACAGATGCTAGTGGTATAACTAGAAGATTACCAATCGCTACTATCAATGGAATGACTGTTATTGTAAATGACGGTGTACCTGTTGATGAGAAAATCAGCTATGCTTTAACGGACGATAACGAATTGGATGAGGATAAAACTTATTACACTAAACACCCAACAAAGGATGAATATATTAAGGTTACTGAACCAGATGAAGATAATATAGAAACATATTATGAACAGTTAGATGCAGCTGATGAATATACAACTTTCATACTTGGAAATGGTGCAATTAAATTTGAAGAAGCACCAGTAGACATTCCAGTAGAAATGGCTAGAAATGCAGAAAAAGCTGGTGGAAAAGATATGATTTACACTAGACTTAGAGAAACTTTTGCACCTTATGGATTTAGCTTTACAGCTGATGTATCTACTGCACAAAATATAGCAGTTCCAGACTCAATACTATTAGACCCAGAAAATTGGGAAAGACATATTGATGCAAAAGCAGTTATGATGGCTAGAGTAATAAGTAACTAATGGGAGTGATATATAGATGTTTACCATTTACGAAGGTAAGGTATACAAAGTCAATGGTAAAACAATGGTTGGGGTAGATATTACCCCTACTTCCCTTAAAATGGTGAAAGGGACTGAAATTGATACACCAAACTTGAATAAAATATTGACTTTAAAAGAAGTGAAAATAAAATACCATGTGGTTAATGGGGGTTCTTATATATTCCCAAAACCAACCAAAAAGAAGGTAGATAAAGATAAATCAACTACTAAAACTAAAAAGTCAACTACTAAAAAGAAGGTAGATAAAGATGATGGAGCTACTACAAAAACTAAAAAGTCAACTGGGAAATCCGACTAATGAAGATGATGTGTTAGAGTATTGCTTGGAACGTGCTGGTGACATTATTTGTGATATTAGAAATTCAGATAAGGTGGAGAAAAAATATTTAACCACTCAAATAGCCATTGCAATTGAAATTTATAATAAACGTGGTGCAGAGGGACAAACCTCTCATACTGAAAATGGAATTTCAAGGGTTTATGCAAGTGGTGATATATCACATCACTTAATTAGAAAGATTACACCAGTAGCCAAAACACCATCTTCAAAAGTGAGAGTGATTGAAGAATGAGGACATTAAACCTAAATAAAAGACCAATTTGGCAAGTGCAATACCTAGGTGAAGTCCCAATTCTCGATGAAGATGGATTAGATACTGGTGAAGTTAAAAAGCAATATAGTGAACCTGTTGAAATCAGATTAAACCTATACACCACCACTAGCGATATAATACAGAATATGTTTGGAATGACAAATAATATAAATATAGTATGTAGTGATGAACGTAAATTGGAGATGGGTACTAAACTATTTTATAACAAACCTGATGCCGATACTGATTTTGAACGTGATTTTGATTTGGAGCTTACTGCCATTTCTAAAAGTTTGAACCATTGGAATTATGGATTTAGGGAAGTGAAATAATGGCTAAAAGACGTTATGATGTTGGTAGCTATGACCCAAGTGTAACCATTGACTTGGACAAGTTCATATCCAAAACTAGGGCATCTGGTAAAGGGTCTAGGGACTTAAATAAAATGATACAAATTGCAATTAATGATGGATTGGATGAATTGGCTAGGCGAGGGGAAGAATATGCAAAACAACGAATGTTAATGTATGGAATAACTGGTGAATTATACACCAATCTAAAGGCTGAAAGAAATAAGGGTGGTATTCAAATAAGTACCTATGCTCAAAGTAATTGGGGATTTGACTACTCAATGTATGTAGAATTTGGAACTGGAATAGTTGGTAAAGGAAAACCCCACCCACATGCAAGTAAAATGGGTTGGAGGTACACAACTGAACATGTTGGAGCAGATGGTAAGGTTAGGAGTGGGTGGATTTACCCTAGTCACGAAAATGATGTAAATAAAAACAAATGGATTGGTAAAGACGGTAATTGGTATGCTTTTACAATGGGTCAAGAGGCTAGACCATTTATGTATGACACTTGGTTATATCTAAGTAGGGCTTGGCATAGTACCCTAATGGGCTACGTTAATAGAGCAAGAAGAGAGTGGGGTGAGAGTTTCCTATGATGAGTAGTATCACTAACAATATCATAACAGATTTGAAAACACATATACCTAGTGCAACCACTCTAAGAGAGTACCCACAAACTACTGGGAATTTTCCATATATCATAGTTACAGAAGGAGATTTATCAGTAGATGTTTCGACTATGGATAGTGGTGGATTCCATTATAATAATTATGAGATTACCTTGGAAATATTCACAGATGGTGCTGGTAAAATAAACCAAGCTACTAAGATAAGGGGTCAAATAGATGATTTACTTGGTGGCGAATATGGGTTGGAGAGAATATATAGCAGTGCAATCCCCAATATGGGTGATTTGAACGTATACAGGTATCGAATGACATATGTTGGGAAATTAGATAAGAATAAAACGATTTTTAGGAGGTAGGTATATATGGCAATAGCAACTATGAATACAATATTAGAGTATAAAGATGCAAGTGAAGATTTTGTAAAATTAGTAGACATTAAAGATTATCCAGATTTAGGGTCAGCACCAGAATTAATTGAAACTACTACTTTAACAGAAACTGAAAGACATACCAATATCAAAGGACTACAAGATGCAACTGATTTGACATTTACTGCCAATTACACTTTAGCTGATTATAAAAAAGTTAAGGCTCTGGAAGGTGAAGACCATGAGTTCCAATTGAAACTTGGGGAAGATGGGGTAGATGGTATTTTCCGTTGGAAAGGTGAATTATCAGTATACCTTGTTGGTGGAGGAATAAATGAAGTTAGAGAAATGACTATAACAATAACAGAATCCGAACCAATTACTTTGGTGGAAGAAGAAGAAGAAGAAGAAGAAGAAGGGAATGGTGATTAATGATAATTGAAATTGATGGTAAAAAGGTAGAGTTAAAGTACACTTATAATTCATTTAGATACATGGAAGATTTAAATGTGGCTGATATAGGAAATCTTGAAAAGAATCCATTTAAGGTTATAAAAATCAATGAAATTCTTTTACTTGGAGCATTGAACCATAACCCAAAAAAGGTATTTGGGCGAGATGTAGTGTCAGAATACCTAGAGGCTAGAATGGATGATGGTACTTTCTTTGAAGTATCTGAAAAATTAATGGAATTACTGGAGAAGTCTAGTTTTTTTCAAAACCTTCAAGGGGAACAAACGAAAGAGGAAGTACAAACGAAAGAGGAAAAAGTGAAGAAATAGTAGTATTGAGTCACCTTGAAGGGGAAACTTTGTTGGATTCAATACTACATCATGTATTACCAGATGCTTTGGCGATAGGTGTTCCATATGAGTTATTTTGGGTTTTGACTCCAAGGGAATTAGAACCTTTCAAAAAAGCATTTTCTCTTTCCAGAGAGATAAATGATATTAGTAATTGGCAATTAGGAAATTACATTAGGATAGCAATAGCGAG